TTTTTTTCAAAAAAATACTGATTAGAATTAGGAATGATAGGATGATTATTATTTAAATCGAAACGGCTCATATAATAAATGTGTATAAATTTTTATATAGAAATTAATAAATAAATTATTAAATAAATTATTAAATAAAACAATTAAATAAATTATTTATTAAATAAATAATTTAATAAGATATATAAATGAATTCAAATGTAAATTATAGTGGTAAACAGCCAAATAACACAGCGTATATAAAAAATTACGTTCCTGGGAATCCTACATCATTATGGAAAACGATGACTTATGTAGATAGCGGAGGCAATAAAATTTATGAAATAACACCAACCTCGTCCGTATATAAAAATTTATATATACCAGGTAATTTGTATCTAGACGGCACTATAATAACCCCATCTGATGCATATTTAAAGGATAAAATAGAAGATTTACATGACGACATTTCAGTGAATTTAATGAAGCTAAGACCGACACAATTTGTTTTTAAATCAGACACGCTAAAATCCGCAAAACATTATGGATTCATTGCTCAAGAATTTGAAGAAGTTTTTCCCGAGTTGGTTGCATCAAAAGTAGATAAAAATGTGGCAAATTTGAAAGCCATTAACTATTTAGAAATAGTGCCTTTGTTAGTATATCAGATACAAAAGATGCAAAAGGAAATAGATGAATTAAAAAGTAAATGTAAATGAACAAAGAACAAAGAACAAAGAACCTATATTATAAATTAAAAATATAATATAATATAGATAATATTTATAAAATGGCCACATTAAAAACGATATACATAAGCTTATACTCTGTATTAATTGCAGCATTTGTTGTTATATTAATGACAGTTGGTTCAAAAAATTCAGCTGCGGTAACTGCATTTAAAGTTTCCTATATGTTTACTTTAGTTGCGCTAATATTTACATTTGTATTTATGACAAATACAGATAAATTCTCGCTAAATAAATTGTTAGTTTTCTTACCATTATGGTCGATTAGTTCTTTCATATTAGTATTGTTATATAATTATGATTACAAAATAATAGACAACAAGGTTTCCGAATATTACGGAACATTTATAACACTAACAACAGGATTGTTCTTTTTACAAGTGTATATTATACTAAATAATTTATTAGACGGAATAAATAAATCAGGGTCGATGAATTTAGCTAATTTAAATTTAGCGCCAAAAATGGTCGCCATCTTAAAATTATTGGCAGTTTTAAATATGATATCCGCGATAACCACTGGAATAGTATTAAAACATTATACAACAGATTGTTAAAGCAAATAAATAAATCAATCCAATCAATAAATCCAATTACATTTTGATAAATTTGTAAGTGATTCCATAATGCATTTCAGTTTCCCATATTCCAGCTATTTTTAAAATATAGGTAGAGTTGGTTCCTGAAATATTTTCAGAATAAATTTTTATATTGCCTGTTTTTAATTGTTCGTGTATTTTGTATTGGGGGGTTTTGTCCTTTATATTGATTTTTTTGATGATGTTATCTTCAATTAAGAATAATTTATCAATTAAATCCTTGTATGCACTAACATCAAAGTGGCATTTCAATTTGTTGTAATATTTTTCAGTAGAGACATTGTTAATATGGATTAACAAATAAATACCATTTAATATAAACATGGGTGTCGAATATATGATGCGAATGAAGAACCCATCATTCATTATATTATTTTTAATAGGGTCGCAAAAAAAGACATGGTCGATGTTATATTGTTCTAATGTGTTTACTATATTCATATTTATATTTATATTTATAATTGTAAATATAAATATGTTTTTATTACTATTTTTTAAGTATAATTATTAAAGTATAATTATTAAAGTATATATAAATATTATCCGTTTAATACAATAATAAAGATTGTTTAATGATATTAAACAATGAAATTTCAAGAGACTCATTTTGAAGAATATATAAATGCGGTAAATAAATGCAATTTACATAAAAAATTAGATAAAGTATATAGTCATTTTCCAAATTCAGTCGACAAACTAGGAAATTTAATATATTACGGTCCAAGTGGAGTAGGTAAATACAGTCAAATGTTATATTCTATTAAAAAATACAGTCATTCGGAATTGAAATATGAAAAGAAGCTGAGCATTGTATTCAATAAAGACGTCTATTTTTTCAAGATAAGTGACATCCATTATGAGGTAGATATGTCTTTGTTAGGTTGTAATTCAAGATTATTATGGCATGATATATATCAACAAATAGTGGATATTATTTCTGCCAAGGCGGAGAAATCAGGTATAATTGTATGCAAAGAGTTCCACAGTATACATAGTGAATTATTAGAAAACTTTTATAGTTATATGCAAGATAATAATGAAACAAATATAAATATAAAGTTTATTTTGCTGACAGAAGAGTTGAGCTTTATTCCGGATAGTGTAATAAATTGCTGCGAAGTAATAAGCATTTCAAGACCGACCAAAATATCTTATTCGAGATGCAGCAAACAAAAAATACCAAATGAATGCCGGCTAGAAAATATAACAAATATTAAAAATTTGCATGTGAATATAACGGATTTAATGCATCCTCATAGAATAATTTGTGACAAAATTATTAAAGAGATACTGAACGTAGAAAATTTAAAATTTATAAAATTCCGAGACTATTTATATGATATATTTATTTATAATTTAAATATAACAGATTGTGTGTGGTATATATTGTCTGTTTTAATAAATGAAAATCGAATAAATAAGAAGGAACATGTGTCTTTAATTTTGTTGAAGACGTATGTGTTTTTAAAATATTATAATAATAATTATCGTCCAATTTATCATTTAGAGAGTTATTTGTTTTATTTAATAAGTATTATTCATGGATTTTCATCAAGCGATTAATATTTTAGAGATTGATTTAAATGCAATAAAAATGACAGATTTGAACAAGGAGTATATAAAAAGACAATATCGGAAAATGGCTTTAATAAATCATCCTGATAAAAATGAAAATAGTATTGAATCAACTAACAAATTTCAGAAAATAAATGAAGCTTATGAATATTTATTGAATGAATTTGTTAGTTCTAATGAAAGACCAACAAATGAAATAAATGAAACAAAAGAAGAAATAAATGGAATGTATATGTATTTATTATCACTTTTTATTGGCAGCATTGTAGATGGTCCAAATTCTTGGAATAAAGTAACAATAAAAAATGTTATCAAAGAAATTGTTATCAATTTAAAAGACATATCTTTAGAGAAAATATTTGACGAATTAGATAAAGATAGTGCATTAGAAGTATACAGTTTCATTTGTAAATACAAACATATATTGCATATTGGAACTGATACTTTGGATTTTGTTAGTTCATTGATAAAGAAGAAGTATAAAAATGACCGAGTCTTTATATTAAATCCTTCTATTGTTGATTTATTGGAGAGCAATATATTCAAACTATTTGTAGACGAACAGCTGTATTTGGTGCCATTGTGGCATAATGAATTATATTTTGACAGTCCAAGTGGGGATATAATTGTCTTATGCAATCCAGAATTGCCTGAAAATATGACAATAGATGAAGACAATAATATTCATGTTACAAAAGAAATAGAAGGACAATATTTAATAGATTTAGTAAAGGGTGCACAAGGCTCTGATACTTTTGCACAAGGCTCTAATGCCTTTGCACAAGGCTCGGCAGAGACTGCCTTTGTTAGTTTGTTAATAGGACAAAGAGATTTTTCCATTCCTTTAAATCAATTGCACATGAAAAAAGAACAAACATACAAGTTTAGTAAACAAGGGATTGCAAATGTAATAGAGAATGACATATATAATGTTAGTAGCAAAGCAGATATAATAGCAAAGATTCGAATAATATAAGTATTTTAATTTCATATGCATGATAAAATGAAATTAAATGTATAAGGAACGAAAGAAAAAAAGAAAAAAAGAAAAAAGAATATGAATTTTATAATTAAGTTTATTTGAATAATTTATTTTCTTTTATATAGGGGGCAAATCTACTAAATATTTAGGCATCGGTCTTCTTGCGCACAATCTTCTTCTTTGCAGCAGCAGCAGGCTTTACTTCCTCTTCTTCAACTACTTGCTCTACAGCTTGAGTAAACACTGTTTCTGGAATAGGAACAGGAACAGGAACTTGCTGATGCATGTCTTGCTCATCGTCGCTGTCAACCACCATTGTCGATACCTGTCCATCATCAGGCTCTTCAATTACCTCAACAGGGGGAAGTGTCTTGAGAAGTGCCTTATCGGTGGCCTTGGGCTTCAAGAAACACTGTCCCTCCATAGAAGCCTTGGGCTTCTGCACAATAGCTTGCTTCAAGTTCCAAGTGATAGAAACCTTGCCATTGACAAACCAAAGTCCTCCACACTGAAGTAAACAGATAACATGGGTCTTGGGCTTTAAGAATTCGAGAGGGCTCAAGTGGGTATTTACCTTGCCGTTAATATACAAAGGCTCACCGTCTTCATCATAAATTTCTGGCTTCCAAACACCGCTCCAACAAGGAATTTTAACAGTTAGCGTGGGTGCCTTGCTCAAATCAGGCTCTTGTGAACCCTTCACCTTTGGATGTCTAAGCATCACATTGAACTTTTCATCCATCACATCCATGCTGGTAATTTGCTTGCCAAACCACTTCTTAGAATTTGCCATTGCATCGGTCTTTACCTTTGATTCCAATTGCCGCATTCCATCTAGAAAAGCCTGGCAGTCCGCATTAGGGAAATCGCTATTAGGAAATTGCAATGCCATAGTAAACTTGCCAGTTGGATTCTTCTGCTGGTCCATACCTTCCTGTGCACCCCAAGTTAAAATCAAAGGGCTAGAAATAGTGAGCGACTCCTTGCTCAATTTATTATATAAATTTACTACCTTTCCTCCTGAAGCATGAGCCTTGGGCTCAGAATAGGAGAAGATATCAGTATTCATGTTAGTTCCGTCGATGATAGCGTCAGTCATTGTTGTATAGTATACTATATATATATGGCGTATCTTTAAATCAATTTTTTTT